TATGGACAGATGGAAGTATCAAAATCAATGTCTAGAATTATGGATACAGAAGATATAGATAAAAAATATTATTTTAATTATTATATTGAACCATTTACAAAAAGTATAACTGTGGAGTTTGTATGAGAAAAGTTAAAAAGAAGTATATAGGAAGGGTAAAAAAAGGATTACTTTCTAGATGTCCTACTTGCAAAGAGAAGGGGTATACAGACAAAGTTTTAGTACAATCCAAATATAATCATAGTATTTCTCCGGGCGATAAATCAATAGCAAGATTCTACTATGAAACTAAAAAAATAATATGTAGAGAATGTAAAGGAACTGGAGTAATTCTTTGGATAGATAGAATTATAAGGAAAGAATAGTTTATGTTTGTAAAGTGTCCAAATTGTAAAGGGAAAGGATTTTTCAGAGTTAAAACTGGAGTATTTAAACGTAAAAACCAAAATAAAGAGAGAATGGGTTCAAAACCAAAACAAGTAGAAATGACTCTAAAAGTTAAATGTGAAATATGTGGTGGAGCAAGAAAAATAGATTGGATAAAAAGAATTACATACCAAAAGGAATTTAATAATGGATGAAAAAATTACGATAGAAAAGGAATGTAATTTATGTAATGGGTGGGGTTGGGTAAATCATGGTAATAATGGTGCTCCAATAACATCCCTTCAAGATTATTTAAGAGGAAAATATAAAGCAGTTGTGTGCCCAAAATGTTTAGGAAAAAAGAAGATAGATTGGATTGAAGAAATAACTGGTGTAAGGAGACTACCTGTAAAATGAAAACTGTTGATGTAACGTTATTAATTCCAGAAAAAGATGAAATATCAGCATGTTATAAAATCTTAAAGGATTAAATATAAACGGTATTGTATTTCCAATGTTTGCAGTTAGACCTGAGAAAAAAGATATTGTTATAGAAAGATTGAAAGATGAGTTTGCTTCAGAACTAAAAATTGAAGATTTAAATAAAGAAACAAACTCTGAAAAAAGTGATTTTATAAATGTAATATATACAATGAGATTTTGAAAGGGTATTTGAAATGACCAAAAAAGTGAGACCTTGCAATACAATTCTAAATATTGCTGGTGGAAAAATTCAACCATTAGATCTTCCAGATTATCCATATTTTCTGGTTAATTTAGATACAATGTATTTTAATTGTACTTCTGTAATGGATCTTGAAATTCAACATGAGAATTTTAAAAGAAATGGACCAGCAAATATAGAAACAAAAAGGAATTATGTAAACTTTGACGTATATGAGTTTTTAGAGAGATATAGATTAAAATTTGATTCAATCTCAATTTATAGATTTATGGAACATGTTCCATTGGATAAGTTATTATATTTTATTTATTTACTTTCAACATCTGTTGTATTAGATGGAACTATTGACGTAATTGTTCCAAATATTGAAATTTTATCTCATAAAATTTTAAAAGAAAGAGATTTATCTATTGATGAATTTCCAGCACATGATATTCTTGTAACCACAGAAGTTGTAAATGAACCAAGTTCACCACATCTTAGTTTGTGGTCACCTTTGAGAGCAAAGTATTATTTTGAACTAGAAAAGAGATTTGTAGTTGAGAATATTGTTACACCATTTGAGTTTGATGGTAGAGAAATTTATATGAGATTTAGTGCACGGAGGGTGAAATGAGAACATATACTTGTGATATTTGTGGGATAGTAACTTCTAATAATGCAATGAGAGACCGAAGATTGTTACGTGTTTCTTATATGGGAAAAGAAATAGTATTAGATCTAAAATTTTCAAGCGTAGTGGGAGAACTTGACATTTGCAGGCAATGTCAAGAACATGTTATTAATTCAATCTTCAAGAAAAATTGTGTTATAGAAATAACCAGAGATTCATCAAGAAAGCTTTATAGTGAAGCTCCAGTAGAAATGCAAATAGGACAAATGCAAGAAGATATTGTCTGAAACTTCAAGATAATACTAAAATCTCCGGTCATCTAATTGGTAGGATACAAGACTTTGGATCTTGGAATTTAGGTTCGACCCCTAACCGGAGAACTTTAATGGGGAATTTATGTTTATTTGTAAATGTGGAAGATCATTCAAATTTAAAAATAATTTATCTTACCATAAAAATTTTTGTGGTAAGAAAAAATTAAATAACTGCTTATGATGTAATTCAAAAACTAAAAATTTAAAATTTTGTAATATGGAATGTAAAATTAAATTCTATACTAATAATAATGATTTTAAAGAAAAGATTAAAGAATCAATGAAGAATGTTACAAAAACATATACATCTCATTCTCACACTAAAGACAGTATAGAAAAAATTAGAAATTCTTTACTTTTACATTATAAACATAAAAGAGAATTATTACTAAAAACTACTAGTTTCAATAATCTTCCAAAAGAACTAGCTAAGAAAATATTTATAGAAGAAAAGAAAAACAAATGTGATTTGTGTGGATTTGAGTATACAGATTCTATTACAGGAAAAGGTCCTTTTGAGATACATCATAAGGATGGAAACAGAAATAACTGGAATAGAAATAATTTAGAATATATATGTTTAAACTGTCATTGGAAAACAGATACATATAGATTTAGAAATAGATCTCACACAGAAGAAACCAAAAAGAAAATTTCAAAAAATAATTATCAAACAAGAAAACGGGCGGGTAATTCAGTGGTAGAATAGTGGCCTTATAAGCCATCTACGGTAGGTTCAAATCCTCCCCCGCCTACCATTCTTTTAAAAAATAAGAGAGAGATTATGGATAAAAAAAGAAAAATATTTTATGTTAAAAACGCGATTAAAAGTATTTTCTTTTTATCTCCCCTTTTGATTTTGATTTTTTATATAGTTAAAGATCACTGGGGGACTATTAAATTGCACGTAGAACCATTAATTGTTCCTATTGGATATACATTTTCTATAATAGTTGCTTTACTTATGTTTTCTGGTGGTATATATCATCTGTGTTGTATGGTTAAAGAAGTAAAACTAGATTTAATGGATGCAGAACTTAAAAAACAAGGAATGATTATATGTAGATCATGTAAGGGATCTGGATGTCATAGGTGTAAGGGAAATGGAACAATTGACTGGGTAAAAGGAATAACAAAAGCACAAGGTTGAAATATGAAGGTTTATCTTATTTGTAAATCAGCAGCCGATTTTGGATATGTTTTAAGAATAGCAAAAACATATGATAAAGCAAGAAAATTAATGTATGAAGAGAGAGATAAGCTAGTCTCAGATTGGAAATTTTTGATTGACTTTATTAAAAAAGAAGAGGGAGAAGAAACTCACGGAACAAGAATGTATGAAAAAATGATTGAAAACTTATCTAGTGATGATTTTACATGCTGGAATAATTATCCACATGATACAATTAAATTAGAGGAATGGGAAGTGGAGGAATAATGTTAACAGTTACATTTATTATTCAAAATCCAAAAACATATAATTTGTTTGCTGGATGGGGAATGATAATATTGTTATTTCTACTTGGAAATTATCTAATGATAAGATCCTTTAGAAGAGTATGGGTAGATTTAGTAATTAAAAAACACATAAAAACAGTTGATAATTTTATAGAGACTTCATTAAAAAATGGTGATCCATGGATGGTAAAATTTGTTATGTCATTTCCCAGAGAAAGATTTACACATATTACAATTCAGGATATTTTTTATAACTGCATTTGGAGTTATGAAAAAATGATAAAAGATTACTCAGTATGGAAACTAGATAAGATGGTATCAAATAGAGAACTTTTTGATAAAATATACAAAAAGGATTCTAAATGAAAACTAGAATTAAAAAACTTGTATTTGAAGGTTCATATATAATTCCAGTGATTATACTTAATATAATGATTTGGATAGAAATATTTAATGATAATAGAAGAGTAATTCTTCTTCTTCTATCTATTCCATTATCTTTTTGTGTTGGAATATCTGCTGTAAACTTTATAAAAGAGATTGTTGATTTCAAATTATATTTAAAAACGAGAGATCAACAAAGGGTTACAGGATTAGATATTTGTCCAAAATGTAAGGGATCTGGATGGTTAGATTGGGTTGAACAAATCACTGGAAAAAGGGGAGTAGTTAGTAAAGATGAGCAAAGTTCATAAGACAATAGTTATAAACATTAAAACATATCCCAGGAAAGATTATATTTATATTGGGAGGGGATCTCCTTTTGGAAATCCATATATAATTGGAAAAGATGGAGATCGTGATGAAGTTATTAAAAAATATGAAAGAGATTTTTACAAGAAATTGAAAAACGAAAGATTTAAAAGACAAGTTTTATCTTTAAAAGGAAAGAAGTTGGGATGTTATTGTAAACCAGAAAAATGTCATGGAGACATAATAGTTAAATACTTAGAAGGAGGAGTAGTGAAGAATGAGGAAGATGGGAACAGGGAAAAATGAGGAAGATGGGAACAGGGAAAGTGGACAACAGAATACTGCCATTCAAGGTTGGTGATAGAGTAAACTACATCACCAGAGGTGCATCGAGTTATTTTGGATGTATTCTAACATCATCTGGAAATGGTGTGATTGAAAAGGTTCTTCGAGATTCCCATTGTACTATGTACAAAGTTAGAGAAAATGGATATTCTATTATGTGTACCAGTAGTCAGATTGTCAAGATGGCGTAGTAGTCCTTCTGAAAAACCCACTAGAGATTAAAACCCTCTAGTGGGTTATTTTTTCGTTGGAGAATAACATGAAAAAAATCATAAGAAATGTTTTAATAAATATCCTTTTGATATCACCCACTTTTTATGTTTTTTGGTATTATAAAGACAATGAGTTTTTCAGGAGTTTTTTGGAATTCTGTAGTTCTGCATTTCTATGGATGACTGGATTTGGATTAGTAGGATTTGGATTAGTTAGAATTGTAATGTCTGCAATGAGACTTTTGGAAAAACTCAGAGAGATTCATTATAATTGGAAACATACAAGAAAGCGTGTACAAGAAGATGATAGATTGGTAAAGTGTAGTAAGTGTAATGGAACAGGATATACTTACTGGGTTAATAATATAAATGGAAGACCATCAACACCCACAATAAAGGAGTTTATTATGGGATTTGCAGAAGTAGCTTTAGAGAAAGGATTAACAATTCCGGCTCGTGGAGTATTTGAATATAGAGATTCAATTAGCTTTGTTAAATATGAAACTCTTACAGCAGCAAGTGAAGGAGAGATTCCTTATTATGCTGTATATGCAAAACCACTAACTGATAGAGCTGAATATAGATTTGGAGGATTTGTTTCTGATCTATATGACTTTGAGGGAAATGACATCATGGTAAATAGAATTAAACAATCTATTTCTGATGTTGGAACTCCAATCTTTCAAGAAACACACTACATGAACTGGCCAAGATATACATCAATGTCAAAAGAAATCATTATTCAAAATGGTCAGTCAGATCCAAGAGTTGGTGATATTTATCCACACATCGCTGTACGAAATACATATGATGGAAGAGGATCAAAAGAAGTTACATTTGGTCTTTCATTGTATGAAGCTGGAACAAGAAATAGAATGTATGGTTTTACATTCTCACTATGTTCAATGAAGCAAATGCACCATGAGTATGCTAGATCAAGAGTATCTAGTAATATTGGTGGATATCTCCAAGCATTTACTGCAAATATCAAAGATCTTATTTCAATGAACTTTGGTGCTCAGGTTCAGGAAGATGTTCTTTTATCAATTTTTGATGTTGTTGAAAAAGTTGGAAAGAGAAGAAGAGAAGAAGTTTCAACATATCTTGCTGAACTAAAGAAACAAAATCAGAGTATCAATGCATGGGATTTATTCCTTGCAATTACCAGATTCTCAACACTTGAAAAGAATCTAAATGCAAAAATTCTCATGGAGAATATTGCCGAGAGGGTTCTCGTTCTACCAGTAGAGCTAGAACGAGCTTTAAAAACCCTCCGTTCAAGGGGACGATAGTCCTCTTATAAAAGACCTGGTCTACCTCTCTCTCCGGGTCTTTTTTTGTTTATTTTTTAGAACAAATTATAAATACCTGTGGTTTATGCGAGGAGAAGAAATATGAGTAAAAAAATAAACTTAACAACAAGGTTTTTAGAATTATATCTTTCTGAACAAGAAGTTCCAAAGGGAGTAGGAAAACATAAAGATGTACCAGATGATAAATTTGATCCAAAACAGTTGGCTATGGGAATTGAAGTTGAAAAAGAGCATACTGATAATCCTGCCATTGCAAAAGAGATTGCAAAAGATCATCTAGCTGAACTTCCTGACTATTATACTAGGTTAAAGAAAATGGAAGAAGAAGGAAAGAAAGAACTTGGAATTAGAGATGTAGAAGAATCTGTTAATCCGAGAGGTATTGAAAGACCAATGTCAGGAGAAGGAAAAGGAGAAGGAAAACCTGGCGGGAAAAGGGGCGGAAAAAATGTAAAACCATGTCCAGCTGGAGGACCTGGTGAAGGAAAGGGTGAGGGAAGAGGTAAAGGTCAGCATAGAACAGAGGGACAATGGGGAACTGACTATGGAGATGAGAGTGAACCAGAAATAAAGTAAGGAGATAAAATATGCCTGAGAATGTTCAGGATAAACGATCGTTAAGGCCATCTAGAGGATATGATATTCAACTCTTTATTAAAGATAAAGATTATTCAGCTGACTTGGTAAAAGTTAAAATTATTTCTTCTCTTTTAACTGCATATCAAACAGTTACATTGGATTTATTTCTCGATCCAAACGATATTATTTTAGATAAACTATTTGGTAAAGATCCTATAAAATTAAGGGTTACTCTTCTCAGTGATGTAGTTCAAGGAACTTTAGAACAGATAGATATGGATCTTATGTATTTATCATCTACTTCAAATTTTGCTCCAAAAACACAATTATCTGAAGGAAGAGCCTCCCAAACAGAACGAGGATTATTATCTATTGTAGCTGTTTGTAGAAAACCATATAAAACAATGACTACAATGGTTTCTGATATTTATTTTGAGAAAAAAATTAAAGATATATTTCAGGATTTGGTAAGCAAAAATACAGATGCACAACTAATATATGATGATAATAAATCAAATAGTGAACAAATAGATCAGGTTCTAATAAGACCAATGACACTTTATAAATGTATTGAGTATCTAGATAATACATTTGGATTATTTGATGGAGCATCAAATCTTGGATTTTGTACATATGATAATAAGATTCAAATATATAACTTGAGTGAAAGAATGAATAAGGATCAGACTTTTACTATCTATGTATTGGCAACTGATAAAAAAGAATCTGATGTATTTGAAAAATCTCAGGATGGAAAAAATTTCTATACATACGATGCAGTTGATAATAGTTATAACGCAAATACCAAAGTAGCTTATATGGCAAGAGATATAAAGTATGTTGTAAATCCAAAAGATACCTTATATCATATTGTGGAACATAAATTAGATGAACTTTCTAAAACTGCTGGTGCTGTATATCAGAGTAGAAGAGATAATCAATTAAGTTTAAATTTAGATGAAAATGTTACTAGAACACAAGTTAACTCAGATCATATTGGATATGAAAAATCAACCACATGGGCTACATCAAGAGATGCAAGACAGCTAATTAGTTTAGCAAATGTATCAATAAATATAGAAAGAAACCTGAGAATATTAAATCTCATGAATGTTGGGGAACCTGTAAAAGTTATTACAAAAACATTAGAATATGTTGATTTATCAGGTAAATATATTCTTAAGTCATCAGATATAGATTTTTCTAGAAGGAAGGATTGGGAAACAACTGTAAGGTTAAATCTAATGAGAACTAATAAAACGATCTAAGAAAGGATTTGTTATGATTAGTAAAAAGCGAATGTTCGAAATTTTTGAAAGGTTTTCAAAATCAAAAGTTTTGGTTGTTGGAGATTTGATGGTTGACCATTTTATTTGTGGTCATGTATCAAGAATTTCACCAGAAGCACCTGTCCCTGTAGTTGAAGTAACGAGTGAGAGTTACCATCTAGGGGGATCATCAAATGTTATCAATAATATTTTTTCAATGGGTGGTAAGGTTCATGTTGCTGGAGTTGTTGGTGAAGATCTTGCAGGTAAGTGGTTAATGGATGAAATATCAAAAGTTGTTTGTGATACAAATGGTATTGTAACTGATACAGAAAGACCAACTACTAAGAAAACTAGAGTAGTAGCACATAGCCAACAAGTAGTTAGATATGATAAAGAAAATCGAGATGAAATTAATAACGAAGTTGAAAACTATATAGTTGATTATATAAGAACTAAACTTAGAGAGATCGGTGCTATAGTAATTTCAGATTATAATAAGGGTGTTGTTACTAAGAGTTTAATATATAAAATAAAACAGCTTTTATTTGAAACAAATAGTAAAGTAATAGTTTGTGTAGATCCAAAAAAGAAAGAGTTTGAAATTTATCAAAATTTTGATGTTGTAACTCCAAATCATAACGAGTTAGAACAAGCTGTTGGAAGAGAAATACGAAAAGAAGAAGATATGATTTTAGCTGGTAATCTATTAATGAATAGATATGGATTTAAAGCGTTATTGATTACTAGGGGTGAAAAGGGAATGACACTATTTGAACAAGATAAAAAACCAGTTACTATTCCAACTGTAGCACAAGAAGTATATGATGTTACTGGTGCTGGTGATACAGCTATTGGTGTATTTTCTCTAGCAATGGCATCTGGAGCAACATTTCCTGAAGCAGCAGTATTAGCAAACCATGCAGCAGGAATTGTAGTTGGAAAGATTGGAACAGCTACGGCTACGAAGGATGAAATGGAAAGATTCTTTTATAAGTTAAAAAGAGGATAAAAATGAAAAAACTATTATTATCATTACTGATGATTTTATGTTTAGTATCTTATTCAAATGCTGCATCTATTCTTGTTGATGCAGGTCATACAGAAGAAAATCCTGGTGTTATAAGTGCAAGGGGGAATCCCGAACTATCTTTCAATATTTTAACTTCAATGACCCTAGGAAAGAAACTTGCTAACCAAGGGCACACAGTTTACTTTGTTACTAATATTTCTCTTAAAGATAGAGTAAAAGTAATAAATGAATTAAAACCAGATCTTGTAATATCTATCCACCATGATTCTGTACAAGAAAAATACTTGTCAAAATGGATTTACAACGGAAAAGAATATTCATATTGTGATAAGTTTAGTGGTTATTCAATATTCGTATCTAAGAAGAATAAAGATTTTACAAATAGTTTCAGGTTTGCCAAATTAGTTGGTGAAAACTTACTAAAAAGTGGACTTTATCCTACATATCATCATAATGAACCAATAGAAGGTGAGAATAAAGAATTCTTAAATAAAGATCTAGGTGTTTATAGATATGACAATTTAGTAGTTTTACAAACAAATATTCCTAGTATTTTATTAGAATGTGGTATTATTATTAATAGAAGTGATGAACTAGTTCTAAGAACTGACTATATGATAAATACTATTACTGATTCCGTTGTAAAAGCTATAAGGGTTTATTTTAATAACCATAGTCTTTAATATAGTTTAGAACAAATTATAAATAAGTTGCGTATGGAGTATACATAATTGCAAACTCAATCTCTCAATCCAAACATTCAAAAAGCTAAGGATCTTGCAGAAGAGAAAGTTCAAGAGTTCTTAAAGTGCAAAAACGACTTTGACTATTTTTGTAATAACTATATTTATATTGAACTTCCCGGTGGAGATATGTTGCTTCACCCATATAAAAAACAGAAAGAATTATGTGAACTTATCCAAAAGCAAAAGAATGTTTTAGTATTGAAATCAAGACAGATTGGTATTTCAACTGTTCTTCAAGCATACTGTGCTTGGTTAACTAACTTTTATGATAACGTTGTTATTGGTATTATTTCAAAGGATGGAAAAGAAGCAACAGACTTCGCTCGTTCAATCAGGGGAATGATTGAAAAATTACCTTCTTGGATGAAACCAAAGAAGGGAGCAAGTGGTCCAGGATTCGATAAATATACTGAGCAGTCATTCATTTTGACAAATGGATCAAAAGTATTTGCAGCTACAGTAAACCCAAAAGCTCCATCAAAAACTCTTCGTGGTAAGGCTATTACTTTCCTTATTATCGACGAAGCTGCATTTATTGAGTATGTTGAAGATGCATGGACTAGTATGGTACCAGCTCTTGCAACTAGCCAAAGGCATGCAAGAAGAAGAGGAATTCCTCATGGTACTATTATTCTTTCTACTCCAAATAAAACAGTTGGAACAGGTAAATGGTTTTACTCTAAGTATATGTCTGCTTGTTCAGGATCAGATATTTTTAAACCATTTATTATTCACTGGAAACAAGTTCAGGAATTGGCAAGTGATCCTGAATGGTATAGTAATCAATGCCGCATGTTTGATAATGATCCAAGGAAGATTCAACAAGAGCTTGAACTGAAGTTCTTACCAACTAGTGGATCATTCTTCGACGAAAAAACATGTATGGTTTTACAAGAACTTGTTACTGAACCACGAGAAGTATTTAAACTATTTAATGGAGAAATTTGGAAATTTAAAGATCAAGAACCGGGAAAATTTTATATTATTGGTATAGATACTGCCCCTGAACATGGAGAGGATAAGTCCGCCATCTCAGTTTGGGATTTTGAAACTCTTGAGCAAGTATGGGAATATCAAGGAAAATGTCAAGTTCTTGATTTCATTAAGGTTGTAATGTATGTTTGTGGAAACTATCCAAATGCATGCATTGTAGTTGAAAATAACTCATATGGAAACCAAGTTGTTGAACATGTTAATAATAGTGAATATTCTAACATGTTATACAAACAAAAGATTGGAGACCGAGTAACACCAGGTCTAAACACAAACGTAAAAACAAGACCATTGATGATTGATGCTCTGTATTCATATGTAACACAGTTCCCAGAAATGGTTAAATCTAGAAGATTAGCCCTTGAATTAGTTGGTTTAGTTAGTAAACCAAACGGAAAAGTTGAAGCTGACATTGGTTGTACTGACGATATAGCTCTTTCTTCTGCTCTTGCATTTTATGTTAGAAAGTGGGATCCACCATTAGCAATAAATCTACAAGGATCTGAAGCAGGTAATTTCTTATCTGACATTATGAATATGAATACTGATAATAAACATGTAAGAAAAGATGATCACTTACCACAAAATTCTCAAGTAATAAAAGATATAAGAAAGAAAATTGAAGAAGGGGATGTAAAGGGATTTGCAGATATTCTTGGGATGTATAGAGGATAAATATGAAAAAAATTAACGAGTTTATGGCAGCTCCAGTACCCATAGTTTCTAGAGTTGTAGCAGAACTCAATGGAGAAAAATTATATTCAGCTCCATTTTTGAAGAAACAGTTTTTGACAGCATTAGCTGAATCACCAAAAACAAGACCGATAATTACTGAAATTACTCATCTAGTAAATAGAGGATTGATAGTTCCGTGTTTAGTAAATAAGAGTTTACTATCATATATAGTTCATAAAACTATTAATCCAAATCATGAGTTAATTGCTTTACATGGAATTTTAGGTTTTTATACACATGAGTCTAAAAAGATTTATATAGTTACAAATAATAATAACAATTATTTTGAATCTAACTCAAGATTGGCATTAGCAAAATATACAATTCATGAACTTATGCATATGATTGCTGGAAGAAATACAGATTTTGTCAATATTTTTAGATCAGAACTAGAACCATTTTACTATAACTATTTTAAGGATATTTTTAAACTAAAAGACAAAGTTGATGTATTTCCAATTGTTCAGTTTATATATTCACTTGAGTTTTCATCTAGATATTCAATGAAAGATATTAATAATTACTATAGTATTCTACATGAAACATTTAAAGATCATACAGAAATGAAAAAAGAACTATTTGAAAAAACTCTCGTTGAGTATTGTTCTTTGATAAAAGTTTTCTTGACTAGTATGACAGCATTTAAAAATAACTTTAAGAGATTTATTCATATTATAAAACCAATTTATACTGCATATAAAACTACATATGGAATACGAGTTACTGATAATTTATGCATTCAAGAACTAATCACTGTTTCAGAAACTATATGTATTTATTCAGAAACTAAGACTAACACAAAGGTTTATAGTGCAATTAAAACCTTAGTTAGAGGAATGTAAAATGCCAGATACAATTTCAAAGTATGTTGGAAAAATAGAAGATGAATTAACACATACTGGTGGACCAAAAGCTCAGTTAAATAAACAAATTAGAAAGGTAGCTGAACCTGTTATAACAGCAGCTGAAAAAGATATAGAAAATAGAATTAATAAATTGGCTGCTTCTATAACTAAGTGTAATAATATTTTATGTAAAGTAAAAATACAAAATCAGATTAAAAAATTACAAAAAAGACTTAGAGAGGAAAAATATATGGGAACTATTTTTGAAAACGAAGCTATTGTTAGAATGTTTATACAAGAGTATGGTGATAAATTTACTGATGCTAATCTCCTTCTTGAGCAAGATGAGGAAGATCTTGAAGAATGTCGCATGGATAAAGATGGAGCAGCGTTAAAAGTTACTACAGAAGAGGAAGAGGAAATTGAAGAATGTAATGAATCTGATAGAATTTGTGAAGATATTCTAGCTGAGTTTAATCCTGATATTGATAAGAAGTTATATAGTAATTGGAAAAAGTCATTCAAAGGTGGAAAGAAACCACTTATCAATCCTAAAACTCTTTCAGCTAAGAATTTAGCAGTTGGAACTCTTCTTGCTGCTGCAATCTATTATGCTGCTCAAACATATAGAACTCTTAGAAAGCAAGGGAAAGATCCTGTTACTGCAAGGAGAGAACAGGTTCAGGCTCTAAAATATGCTATGACTAAGTGTGGAAGAACCAAAAATCCTAGACTTTGTAAGGATAAGTTTGAAAAGCAAATTAGAATTGCACAAGGAAAACCAACACTATAATGAGTAATATTCTTCAAAAAATAAGTGAGATATTAGATAAAATCTATTTAGAACAGAGAATTGATGATGGAATTATGGCTGCTTCGTCTGCGGCAGATGAATTTAATGTTGTTGATAAAATAAGGGGAATTTCTGATAAAGCTAAACCCGAAGATGAAAATACGAATTATTTAGACTCAGTTAAGAATTTATCAACAGGAAAGGAAATAAACAACGATTAATGGAGATGTGTAATAAATGGCACCTAAGGATAAACCACCAACTGGACCACCTAAAATAGATAGAGCAAATCAAATCAATTCCATGTCCAAAATTATGAAGAATGCGAGTGAATCGGCAAAAAAACAACAGCAAATGTCTAGAAATATTAATACGTTAATGGTTAAACAATTAGAAGAACAAAAGAATTTGGGAAAGAATAAGAGAACCCCATTAGCTGAAAGTAAAGATGTAAAAGAGATAACTAACTCAGTGAATGAAATTTTAAAGAAACTTGGATATGTTGTAGATAATCTATCTCAAGGTGTAAAAAAGATTACAGTAGAAACTGCAAGGGCCACAAAAGAAGCAGTACAACAATATGGTGAAGCTATAAGTTCTGACATAAGTATTAATAAACAAAATGTTGTAGCAATGGCAATTGCAAAGTCTTCTCCTATTCTTGGTTATTTTACATCTAAGTTTTTTGAAACAGCTGTGTTTAAAAACATGGCAGAAAAAGTAAGAAGTAAATTTCACGATGTATTCTCATCTGTTTCTGATAGATTTAAAATAATGTTTTCAAGAATGGTAGAAGGTATAAAAGACTTTTTTGGATTTGGAAAAAGAGGAAGAGAGAGAATAAGAGAAATAAAAGAAAGACCCAGAAAGATTCCTGCACTTCAAGCTGGTGGATATGTTGAAAAGGGGGGTATTGCAAGATTACATGCTGCAGAAGTTGTTATTCCTGTTGATAAATTTTTGAAAACTTTGAGAGACTCTTTTGCAATGGCAAAAGAAGATAATAAAAGAATAATAGATGAATTAAGATTGTTGAGATATGGTCTTACTGGAGCAAAAAGCGAGTTTGGGCAGAGATTGACAAAAGCTTTTATGGATATTCCATTGGTCAGGGGATACTTAGCAACACAAAAAATTTTGTCTACAGTTAGAACATTTTTTACAAAAGCAAGAGGAAAATATAGAAAGCTTCTTCCAGAAGGTTCAGCAAGTTTGGGTAGTGTAACTTCTATTCTAGGATTGATATTTACACATGGAATGTACAAATTAGATGTTATTATTCATCACTTAGCAACTTTAATTAAGGGTCTTACCGGAGCTGAACCAACTATTCCCAGTATGGCGAATCCAACTACGAAAGCAGATGATCTAAAAGTTTCTTCCATATGGATTAAATATAAATCTGAGGGGATAAAAGAAGCAGCTAAAGAGACGGGAAGAATCTTAAGAGATAGAATTTCTGATATGGCAAGTAAGATTCCAATGGTTGGAAAATTTTTTGGTAAGGGAAAGGGTGGAAAAGTTAAAGAAGATACTAAAGAAAAAAGTAGGAGTATCATATCAAATATATTGAGATTTGCAAGTTCTCCACAAGAAGCATATGCAATGATTTCAGAAGCTGTTGGTTCAGCAAAAGCAAAGTTAATGCAATCAAAAGCTGTTAATTTTAGAGACGTAATACGAGAGAAAGGAGAGAAATTCAAAGCAGCAATTACAAGGTATAGAAAGACACCTGCTGAACTAACTGCGGAAATGAAAGAAAAAATAGATTCTATTGCAAATACTACAAAATCTATTGCTAAATCTATGTGGCAATGGACTAAAGCAATTGCAACATTTCCATTTAAGGCAGCATGGTATACATTAAAATCAATACCAGTAATTTTAAAAACTGGTTTTAAAACTATTAAAGACGTTACTGGTGCAATTAAAGATGTAGTTTTATTGTTTGTTATGCCAGCTATTAGTGGTCTTGTCTCAACAATAGGAAAAGGAGTAAGCTTATTTGCTCAATTATTTAAGCATCTTGGTGGTCTAAAATTTTTAGGAAAAATTGGAAGACTTGGTGGAGCTGCAGCTGGTGCAATAACTGGAATAATTGATATGTTGGAAGGGTTGTCAAAAAGTAAGGAGTGGTTTGGAGAAGGAGCGGGAAAATCTGAAGATATATCATCTGGAATTGGTGCATTTCTGGGAGGAACTAAAAGTGGATTTGAAGGATTAATGCATGGAGCAATAAAGGGAATAGGATTTGGATTCTCAATTGCTGGACCAAAGGGAGCAGCAATTGGTGGTGCTATTGGAGCAATTCTTGGATTTATTGGTGGTGAGAGAATAGCAAAAGCTATAAATCCAGTTGTAAATCTTATAATGGATTTCTGTGATATGGTTGCTTCTATCTTTGGTAAAGCAGTTGATTGGTTAAAAGAACAAAGAAAAGAGATTGCAGAAAAAGGATTATTTGGTTGGATTTCAGCAATGATTTCATCTACTGCTGGAAGAGAATATAGTCCAGAGTCGTATGGCGCAGCAGGAACTGGAGAAGCAATTCCAATGGCTGGAGATGCATATCCAAGAACAGCAGCTAGAGTTTCTGCCCTAGGTGCAAGTACTGAAGATGCTTTAATGATCCGAAATGCTATTCTTGAAGGATATAGTGTTGTTGGAAAAATAGTTAAAGAAGAAATGGAAGATAAGAAAACTATGGCAGGAATTGGTGGAATTGCAGGTACTGCAACAACTGTTGCTGGAGCAGCCCCATCATTATTTACACCAGCAGTAACACCAACTAAAGCTCAAGCTGTTATAGAAGATTCAAATAAAGCTTTAGTTCAACATGCAGCCCAATTCTTGGCTGGAGGAACTGCTTCTTTAACAGATGCTGTTGTTCAGAGAGCTGGTAAAGGTGTTCATCTTGAAGGAATGAATCCTGAGTTTGCATCTAGATTTGCTGGAATGGCAAAAGAATATATGGATCAAACAGGAAAGAAAATTACTGTTACAGATGCATTTAGATCTTCAGAAGAGCAAGCAAGACTGTATGCCATGAAACCTCACCTTGCTGCACCCCCAGGTCGTTCAAGGCACGAGAAAGGAATGGCAATGGATATTGATACTGCGCAAGCAAATCAACTCTATGCATCCGGTTTAATGGAGAAATATGGATTCTATAGACCAATGTATCCACCATGGGGTGGTGGTCCAGGAAGAAAAACTGAAGGTTGGCATCTTGAGCTTGCTAAGGGAACTCAAATTGGAGATGCTTGGCCAGCTGTAAAAATGTCTCAAAAAGATATTGCAAGAATGCAAGTTGGTGATGCTTTTGCTGGTGCTGATATGATAGCTAGTGCAGCTGGTGCAGGAGGTATGGCATTGAAGGGTGCTCTAAGTGGGTTTGGTAGAGAAACCGGAGCTGTACTTGTAAATATGACAAATGTAATATCTAATGCTGTTCAAAATGCAGTTAGTAATAAACAAGGTGGTGGATCAAGTTCTGGTCAATCAGATCCAATGCTTCAGAATATTCTTACTGGAAACTTTGGATAATGGAGATATTTAAATGATTAAACTTCAGGATATTATTGGATTACCTCCATCTGGAACTCTTTTAGCTAATAACAATCTAAAAATAAACACAATGCCTGTGATAGAAATAATACCATGTTATCCAGATAGTGGAAAGAGTCCAATTAATATATTTTCATTACAAAATGCTAGAGGTGATGCAAATGCTGGACCTGATGCTAAAAATGACTTCGATAGAAGATTATCTGAGTTTGGATTTGCTGCACCAAACCCAATAAGGTTAGCATTTCAAGCTGAAAGTTTTCCAACAGATTCATTCTCTAATGAGTATGGAGAAACATTTTTAAATAAAATGGCAGATGTTGCATCTGAAGGTGTTGGTGAATTGATGCAAATGACCAATACAAGTAATGCAATGGAAGCTGCTAAAAAGATAGGAGCAGGATTAAAAGGACTTGGTGGTTTGGGAGAAACAGCGGGATCTATGTTAACAAGTAAAGCTGATCAATTACAAAATTGGATTAATAAAAATCAACAAGCTGGAGGACTGAAAGGAGCTGGTGCTGGAGGTGCTGGATTAATTAGTAAGATGCTTGGTGGTCAAAGAGTCGATTTTCCAATGATTTGGAAAAACAGTGCCTTTAATTCATCATACTCAATTAATATTAAACTATTTAATCCAAAACCAGGTAGTTTAGGTATTACAGAGCAATATATAATTGGTCCGATTGCAATGATTATGTTATTAGCATTACCACAATCTGATGAATCTGGTGAAACATATAAATGGCCTTATTTTCATAGAATTACTTGCAGAGGTTTATTTGATATTAAGGCAGGTGCAATTACAAATGTTTCAGTTTCAAAAGGTGGGGATCAGAATCAAATTGCTTGGAATAGAAGATTAAGTCAGGTAGATATAAGAATTGATTTTGTAAACTTATATAGTAGTTTAGTTGCTGGAGGAAAAGAAGATTTAGACAGACCAACATTAAGATCTTATTTAGAGACACTAAGAGGAGAAGAAACTCTTGCACCAATTTATGAGAGCGATGTAATTAGTACAACTACAGAAATACCCGAAATTTCAACTATATCTAGAACTATTCCTCCTACAGCAGAAGATCCATATGAAACAGATACTGAAAGAATTGATTTACATGAGTCAATTATTGAAGAAGATATAATTGATGAATCTGAGGGAAAACTTCCTGTTGCTCCACCAACATCTGATTTGAGAAGTAGAAGTATGGATGAAATTGCTATAGATGCAGGTGGTACAACTACTACAGGAGAGCTTGCAGAAAAAACAGCATCTGAAAGATTTGAGGAAGGAATTAAAACAGCTACAACTTATGCTGCAAATACACAACAAAAACTAAAAGAAATGTCTACATCTGCATCAACTGCAATGACAAATGCTATAAATACGGGATTATCATTTATTAAGAGATAAGATTAACAAATGGAATTTCTCATTACCATTGTTATATAATAGGCGAGAAAAAGACTAATTAAGAATTGTGTTTGTGAACTTAACTTGTTAAATCTATTCTTATATCCTATTTCATTAAGAAGTTTCTCCAATAACTCACCAACCTGCTGTTTGAAATAAATAGTTTTATTTGTTCTTTTAGTTGCCATTAAATCTCTTACATATGTAAAATATGCACTTCCACAAATTGATTTAACATTCTTTAAATCCTTAATAAAAAATAACAAAATGCTTCTAACATTATCTGAATATTTTACATCACTTAGTTCATTAATAAGAAGAGTTGCAAGAGATGTGCTTATTTTTGTTAAAGCCCTTGAATCTTCAATTGCCTTTCTATCTATTTCTCTATAAACAGTAATTTTCTTTGTAATCTCACTTACTAATCTTTCACCTTTTTCCATTGAATCGTATTGATATTCCTCACCAGTTTCAGTTTCTTGTGGTGATTTATATCCAATACCAGACTTACTTAAGTCATAGTAAGTTCTTAAAAATCCCCTGACACTTTGAGCAACTCTATGTCTTGACTCAGTAATAAATTTTGCAATTCCATCTGGTGTAGCTTCAGCTATAATTGTTGAGTATCTTTTTGTCAATTCCTGTGCTAAATAATATAGAGCATTTGGAACTGTCTTTTCTCTTGCAAATAAATGTGTCCTTGCAATCCTGTCGAGAGATGCTGAAAAGATTGCTGGATTACAATATGGAAGATTACTACTCATATAGTTAGTATATTCTCTAACTGTAGTATATACCATTGTTGTAATAAATGATGCAGTATCTCTTTGATGTATAAAATAATGCATCATAAAGATAAGAAAGTTTCTTTGAGGATCTTGTTGTAATAAAAATCCAGCTGCTTTTGTTCCAGCATAGAATTTCTTTACATGGCTTTTAACATCTCTTTCAGTTAAACCACACATCGCAAGCATTTCAAAAAAGTCTTTTTTAAGAGATGGATAATAACAAGGTTCTGATAGTGCTGACAATTCATATGCAACTCTTTGAGTAATATAAGACTTTAATCTAGTTTTATCAACTTTACTCTTTTCTAATAATTCTTTCATTACACTATCCTTACAAGACTGAACTTATTATCTTGAACTTTTTTTCTGGACTTTGTATATCTATCAAGTAACTTTTGAAATTTATAAATTTCATTATCAACACTTCTATAACATCTATCTTTATCTGGAGAATTTTCACATTTGTTCCTATTAGATCTGAGAGTTTGTAAAATATTTTCACAAAACTTAATTCTACATGTAAAAATAGCTACTCTTCTATTATTAAAACCTTTATTAACTTTTCCACTTTTTTGTAACACATCTGCTTGTTTAAAACATTCTCCCAACTTAGCATCTTGTTTTCTTATATAATAAAGAATTCCAAGTGATAGTGCTACAGTTATCAATTGAGGTGGTATTTGTGTTTCGTTAAGATATTCCAAATAAGATTCTGTTATCTTATTCATTAAATTACCCTCCTTATTCATTAAATTACCCTCACTGAAATGTTATTTTCTGAGAAGTATAAATATTCTGGTCCATAAACTAAGAGTTGATCTTGAGTAAATGTATCTAGATCAAAATTAAAGAAAATATCTGACTCAGGTTTGATTAAGCTACAATATGAAACACCATCAATTGACTGAATAACACCAAGTAATTCTGATCTATATAGTGGAGCATTTGCACCAAAGAATTGTGAAAATACACTATACACAACACTCTTTACTGTGTTGGCTAAATCAACGTCTGATCCTGAGTATGTAGTAGATTTAAAAATTTCAATTTCTAGATTTAACGGAATTTGATATACTGGATATACCCATTTAGATCCATTGTAAATATATTTTTTATCTTGATTTTCTATATATACAATATCATTACTTGATGGATCTATAAATGACCATACCATTGATGTTGAATCACTTATTGTTGCAAACTGATTATTATGTCCTTCCCAAGTACTACCAACTACTGGGTCATTTGCTACAATATATCTATCACCGGAATCACCTATTAATGGTGGATTACATTGAATATCAATTACGGGAAGTTTAGTAACTTCGTTGTGTTGCATGTTTTCCATTGTTCCCCAAGTATTAATAAACTTTAGATTAGTAAAATCTGTTAACATTCTATAGTTATAAAATGTCATAGTCTCAACTAATTTTTGTAACACCTGGGTTTCAAAGTCTCTTTTGTCTATATCATCGTAATAACTTTTTCTTACACATGGAATATCATATATAATTTCACTTGTGGAATCCAGTTCCATATTTGATATCATAAAATCTTTCAATGATCTTCTAAATGTAAACTTTGCAGAATATTGACCAAACGGAGATGATAATCTAGAAATTGTAAAATAATATGTTAAATCTCCCTCTGGAATCAATGTATATGGATCAAATGTATATACAAATCTTTTATTTGCGAAATCATTTGTCATTGTAAACTTTTGATTAGTTTGTAAAATTGTAATTTCACATTCACAAATATTAAAATCAATCTCATCTGATGAATAGTATAAATATATTGATGCTGTACTTCCAACTTTTCCAACAACTACTAATGTAGCATATAACTCATATGTTGTTCCGTAGCTTGTAATAAGAGTTGGTATCTGTTCAATTTCATACATTATATAATAGTAGTATGCACTCTTGTTTAATTGGTCGACAGTTATGTCAAATACCGTATAATATTGTTCACCATCATCTATAATTATTGTTTCTCTTGGAATATATAAAACTGAAGGATCTGTTTCTAATTTTACATTTCTTGTTGGAACTATTTCATTATTAAAAATAATAGATGTAAATAACTGAACTTCGTTAACTTTTACATCAGATCTTTTCAAAACAGGAATTGATGATGCTGCTAATGGAGAATCAGGAATTACGACACTAGCTGCTTTGTAGTCTGTTTCTGAAACCAAACGACCAAGAGCTGTCAAACTTGCTATTGCATTGGATCTGACTTCTTCTATTGATTCTTCGTCTTCTCCTCCAAAAGCATCAGATGTATTAACAACAGAATAACTAAGAATTCTAGTATATCCAGCTAATGTTGTAGTATAAATTCTATCACCAGATACAATTGATCCAGCTATTACATTTCCGTCAGCTCCCTCTGTTTCATATACTGTAACTCTGACAGTAGATCCAGGAAGTGGTTGAACACCAATTAATCCATTACCAAAGTATAACCTTCTTCCAAAAGAGGTTCTCCGAGAAACGTATCCATAATCTGTAGACGTCATTAAATATAAACTTTGAAATTCAGTATATAATCTCCACGACGTACCATCTGGGTCTTTAACTTCAACAAACATTTCTGAGACTTTTCCTGATAGAGGAACATCAATTGTAGTAAATTGATAAATTTGAAGATCGCTATCAATCTGAAATTCTTGAATAACCTTTTTATATTGCCTCAAAGGAAGTACAAACTCAAATACAGGTGTTGATGATGTAGTGTCTATGTTTACAGGAAGAGAATAAACCTTGTTTCCTTCTGTAATAACTAGAGTTACATATGAATTATTGTATACATTTACATCTGCTTTATAATATGTTTGAAATGTAACATCTCCACCATAAAATTTAAAAGCCTCTGGAATAGTAAAAGTAGCATGAGAATCTTCAAATCCAAATGGAATAGTCATCAAAACATTGACTGTCGCATACTCAGCTTCTTTAGTATTATAACCCAAAAATGCTGAGAGATTTAGAACTGATTCTGGAAGCTGAGCTGTAGTTAAAAAGAACTCTCTATATACTGAAGTTTCATAGAACAGGAGATTTGAAGTCAGTGTTGATAATGTACTAATTACAAATGATAAAAATGAAGATTTAGCTAATACTATATTTTCTAACTCTAAATAGTATTTTGCAAACTCTACAATTTGGTTTCTGACCTGATCTCTGGATAGATAGATTTGGTCAGACATTGTGCTATTTGCCATTTAGTCGACTCCCTTTAGACAAAATAAAAACCAGAGTTCTGATCGAAAAGATTTTTTAGTCTTCCTTTCAAAGTATTGTGTTTAGATAACATTTTTGTCATTGATGCTGAATCATGAACAGTATGCATCTTCTTATCATAGTCATAAAATACATATGTATCTTCTACTTGCCTATCAATAATTTCTGTATTTGCTGACTCCTCAACAGATAATTTTAATTTCCAGTATGACTTATCCATACCAGGATGGTGTTGTAAACCAGTAACAGCAAATATACTACTTGGATCTGGTAACCTATTACTTAAATAATCAACATTAAATTTAACCATATCGTTTGCTAAAGGGATAAAACCATAATTCGAAGGAACTACTAAACCAGATTCACCTTCGTTTACATATCCAATTTCTTGGGCATCAAAAATTGTAAATGTTTCTTCAACATAAAATACAGGGAGTAGTAAATATTTATCCCATTTCATTCCAGTTAGTTCACCAAATTTCTCATATGAACCACCCATCATGTATGTCTTATCCCAAATTGTTGCTTGTTTATTAATATGGTAATAACTTACTAAAAATGGAATTGCATGAACAGCATAAGTATCATGTATTAATTTCCAATACTCATTTATATACTCATACAATCTTCCATATAATTGCATTTATTTCTTTACCTTTAAGAGTTTTAGTTTTTGTTTTGCTTTTTCTATTTTCTTTTTCTTATCTTCAATCTCATCTGATAGTTTTTTAACTAACTCAGAGTTTTGTCCGTATTGTTTAATAACAGCTCTTTTTTTACTAATTAATAGTAAAACGTCATCTGCCATTAACATAATATATTTTGCTAATTTTCTAGCTAATTGTTCTTCCTGTTCGGATAACAGTTGATTACTATTAGAAAGAAATTTTAGATAAGAAGATAACAATTTCATATTTAATTATGCCTGG